ACGAGATGTCCACTTTGCAAGTTTATAAGTTCTACTACGCTCCATAGATCTGTACCACACCTTCACTTTAATTCCTGATTGTATTCCTTCAGGAGACATAGCCCAATCTACAGGATTAAGTACAAATGCATCATCAATAAAACTAGTCTTACCTGAACCAGTAAGGCCACCTATTAAGTAATACATTGATTTTCTAATACCAATATACCTGTCAAGTCTATTAAATCCCATAGGTACACCACCATTTTTTCCTTCAAGGCCCTTTCTAACTTCTTCTTTTAGTAATTCAAAACTCATCTTTTAATATGGTATTTCTTTCATAAATGTTAAGCCACGAGTATCATCATCGTTACGTTTCTTACTTTCCTTCTTTTTCTCTTCTCTGGTAAGATAATCATGCACCTTACCTCTTGGTTTCTTCCAAACAGCACCTGTTGGTCCATCATTGAAGTTCTCTGTAGCTTTTTTATTAGTTCTTTGCCAACTAAATACTTGACTTCCTTCATCACAAGGTATGAACCTTATTGGTTTTGATGATGCTTCCTTCTTATACCATTTTCCGTTAACTTTTTTCCACTTTTTTTTCTTTCCTTTGATTGACATAATTTTAAATATCTGTTGGTCCTGTTTGTTGTTCTGTTTTATCTTTATCCATTTCCATAAGTTCTATGAAACCTTCAAAACTTCTTTGATTTAAGTATGGAACTGAGCCTTGCATGTAACTCATAATATTCTTACCTTCTCTTAAAGAACGTTCCATTTTAACTTTCACTTCATACTTCAGAGCTTCTATCAGTTGTTTAGCTGTATAGTCTCCTTCGTTAATTATTGCTTTAAATTTTACTTTACAATCTGATTTAGCTCTACGTAAAGATCTACTACCTTTAAATGTTTTGTGCTTGTATGTAAAACTATCTGTTGCTGGATAGTTCTTCCACCATTCTTCAAAATCAGTTGTTAAGGGTTTACGTTTTACTATTTTAGCTAATTTATCATCTGCATTTACAAACTTTAGTAAATTTTTACCTTCTATCGTTACCTTCTCATCATCTCTACTTATCAATCCTTTTCTTATAAGACCTTGATAGAGAGCTCCAATCTTCATACTATCTTCATACAAAGGTGATATATCTTGTCCATTTTCTATAAGTTTCAGTAAGTATATTAAATCAAGATTATAGCTCTTTTTTATTATCTCTTTGAATATTTTTGGGCTTATGTGCAGTTTCATTGTCTTTATGCTTTTTTACTTCTATTATTGCAGGTTTCTTGTTTTTTGATTCTTGTTCATATTTCCATTGTTCATATTCCAACTCCATTTTATGATTTCTTTCTGCCCTATAGATTTCATCGTTAGCATAAGCTGCGTGTTCCCAGTCTTCGTTAATTAATTTACTCATGGTTTTCTGTTTTTATTTTGTTATTTTTATCATCTATACTTAGTCCAAAGTGTCTATAAAACCACCTGAAAGTATCTTTTGCTTTGTTTGTATTGAACTTAAATACTTTCTTTAGTGTTCTTATAGAATATTGTCTAAATTTCTCATACTGTTCTACAGTGAGTGTCCACTGTTCCCAATCACTCTCAAAAGCATCATCTAAATCCTTCCCAACAAGGTCTAGTTGATACTTCATCAAGTGTTTAGCTATGTTCTTTCTATTTATTTTTGCTCTTCTGTTCATATTAAAATAAACTTGTTTGATTAGGTATGACTAAATTCTTCTTACGTTTACCTTTTGTAAGAATCTTTACTATCATACTTTCTGCTTTATCTATATAATACTTATAGTTTACATTATCTATTGATGAATCTTTCTCTAGATAATTGCAAACATGACAAACCCATTCACCAGCTTCTACTTGACTTCTCTTCACTGCCTTACTTTGAGAGTCTTCGTTTTTAACTTTGTATACCTTTTCACCTACATTAGACACATAGTATCTGATAAGTTTGTTGTATGTAGTTTGGTTATTGGTTACTGGGTCTACACCTTCATAATGAAAATCTCTAGATGCTTTCTTTCTAATACAGAAATCATATAGATTCTTATGATTCATTATTGTCTCTTTTACAGGAATATTATTTACATAATACTGTTCAAGAGCAATAGGTACAATTCTAGCAGACTTATTCTTATGTAATTCAAAGTCTGTTAAGAAATCACCTTTCTTCTTCACATAACCATCAGGCATTATGGCCAAGTAATCATTAACAGTTGAGAATATGATTTTACTATAGTCTGTCCTTTCTAGGATGTACTGAGTAGCATCACACCACCAACTATTAATCTCATGCATTTTAGGAATCAAGTCTTTTCTCACTTTAATTGTTACACCATCTGTATTAGCAGAGATCACATGTATGTCATTCAATTCATATTTCTCAATAAGCATCATTAAGCTAAGTTCACCAGTTATAGTAGTGAACATAGTTAATTGCCTATCATATATCCATGAAAGCATATCAGATGACTTACCATATACAGAGTTAACTGCAAGTTTAAGTGCTCCTACGATTCCTTTAATTCTTCTGTCTGTTTTAGCTTTAGGTTTAAGTTCTAACCTACGCTCAAACATCTTCTTATAGCCATTTAAGAAGGCTTTACCTAAATGTGCAGGGTATTTACCACTATTAATAATAATAGCAGGATAATAACTCGCTACATCCCAATCAATAATTTCATATTCATCATCAGATTCAAACACTTCAGGTTTATTTTCTGTATGTAATCCACCTCTCATGAATGAATATACATTATCATAAAAATGTATGTGCTCTTTAAAGTTATCTTGAGTACCAAGCTTAGTCTTCTTAATTTGTATCAAGAAATCTTTAAGCTGCTTAGTTTCAAACTTAACATAATGAGCTACACAATTTTTTAGTGCAATGCTTCTTCTAAAATATCCTTTTCTAGGAAGTTCTTTGATTGTAATCCCCTTTTCTTCACAGTAGTATTTTTTAATCATTTCATCTCCTATCTTACTATCAGAATAGTTTAAACAAGGTATACCAAACTCTTGCTCAATGTCATTCCTAAGCTGAATCTGGTTATTCTTATTATATAATGGATGATCTGTTTCACCTAATGTAACTTTGTAAAATTCATAAGTTGCATCAACATCATTAAAACAATATTGTAGAGATAGATAAACTTCTTCTCTAGTCATGTTAGTTTTAGTATGATGTATAGGCATTTCCTCAATGTTCTCAAGGTCCATTTCAAACTCTAATCTTTTCAGACTGACACGCCTGTTTTTATTATCATAATGATGTATCCTAAATAGATCCATTTGCTTTAATGTAAGCTCATATTCTCTATATTCAGGAAATACATCAAAATTAGCATCATGGATTATATCTTGAGCTTTTTGTGCAATTTTACCACAGATATCTAGCCCAGATAATTCATGCCAGTTCTCATGATTTCTAAGTATCCACTCAACTACTTGAGCATCAAATCGTAGATTATTATAACCTACCCAATAAACGTCTTTGTTTTCTTCTGTGTATTTTACAAAGGCATCAAGTTGATTATGCCATTTACTAACTGTAAAACTTTTAGGAGTTTGTTCTGGTTTCATACACACCACTATAAAACACTCCTGCATGGTCTCTATGTCATAGATAATATTATTGTCCCTCATTTAGTTGTCCTGTTTTAAATTAAATAGTGGAGACGGAGGGACTCGAACCCTCGTCCAAAATGTTTAGTAATTAATATTGTATACAGCTTTACGTTATTTGTATTCTTACGCTAGAATATCAAGGGTCAACACTTTAAGGTTGACTTCCACCATCTAGTTTATGTGATAAACTAGAAAAGACTTTATGCTGCGTATTCCAACTCAGCTTGCACGTTTTCACCTACTAATGAATCTGATCCATTTAAGATTGAGTGTACTATACTCATATTGGCATTAATTTGTTCGTTTCCATTTAAGAAAATTCACCTATGTTTAGAGTTTTCTCTCGCTGAATATTAAGAACGCAATTCATCTTGTCAAAACCAAAACGTCCCCAACATAACTATTTATCAAATATAATAATTAAAAATAATATCTTACATGATCTTCAAATAAAACTATTTTCTTATGTTCTCTTTTGAGTTTATTATAAACTTTTAATGCATCTCCTGTAAGAGTGATTCCTGTAGAAGGTTCAGCTTTTGTTATTTCAAAATTTAAACTCACATCTTTTTTAGTCATTCTTTTTCTAACTGGTGTCATCTTTCTATTAATTTTCAAGATTTTTTGATAAACACCACTGATGTTGCCACTACCCCATTTTTTACATAAGTCTTGAGCTAACTTCTTTTTTTGTATTTTAGCACGAATTCCTTGTTTAATTTCTTTAATCTGTCCATTTGTGTACGTTGTGTACGTTACTTGGTTTTTCATTTTAATTGTATTTATTAATTAATAAAAAATAGAACGACTATCGTCCTATTATTCTTCCTCATCATCGATGTATTCTTCATCATCAATGAATTTTAATATTACTTTATTATCGTTTTCTTCATCATAGATAAGTTCAACTAGTGTATTATTGATAGTATCTTCATCTATTAATACATCTAACCATCCGTCAAACTCTCTTAGTATAAAGTTCATTTCTGTTACGCCAAACTCTATATATGCTTCTTCCTCTTCTTCTTCATTAATGATTATAAATGTCCCTATCTCTTCAGGTGTCACTATAACAGAATCATTAATAATAAAAGGACGTACAGGGTATCCATTCTCTTCAATCAATATATCATCAGATACATTATTATGAAAATAATCTTCTGTTATTTTCCAAACTTGAACATGCTCTTTATCAGGATGTCCAGGATTAATATGGTTTATGAATAACATTCCTGGCTCTAACTTAGTAGGATTGTAGTGTCTAAATTGTAGCTCTGCTTCTATAAACATAATTTATCTCAATATTTATTAATGAACTGTTTGTTTGATAATGATAATAGTTATTTGTCATCTTTTACAAATTGTCCATTAATCATTTTACCTTTACGCTTAGAGATTACTTTATAGGCTGACTCAAGACATTGCTGAAGGCTTATATCTTGCATGTGAGCTTGAATAATTAATGTTACCATTATATCACCCATTGCATCTATTATCTCTGGCCTATCGTTGTTATTGATAGCTGTACAGAGTTCAGTTGTCTCTTCTAATGTTTTTAATGCTTGTGCCATTGGTGTAGCTTTGTCAAATATCTCTTTTTCTTCTGCCCATTGTTCCACTGCACATTCTAATTCAAAATAATCCATATTGTTTGTTTTTAATTTATTCATAAATAACCATTCTTTTTTTATCATTTTTAATTAAGCAATATTATAAAAGTTAAACATACTATCATAATGGCCCAATAAACTTTCCACCATGTTGATGTTACATAATCATCTTCATAAACGATACAATGAAACGCCCAACTTAATCCTAAAACAAATACTAATTTTACTGTTATTCCTAGAACTCCCATAATTCTTGATTTTAATTATTAAAAAATATATCTAATTGACTCTTTGCTAAAATACTGACAATATAACTGCTTCCAGAATATTAGAAGTTTAGTTTTGTCACGTATAGGGTAACGCATTACACCTGATTTGTTTTTTATCTCACAACTATATTTCATTAGTTCTTGAGCTTCTGGTGTAGCTTTATTCATTTGATTCTTATGATTAGTAAGTACTATAACTTCACACTTATTCTCACCTGCTACACGTTTAACGTTAGCAAATAACTCATCATAATGTTGTATCCATCTTCTTTGAAACACAACAGGTGAGTAATTTATGTGCACTTCCCACCCTAAGTCTTTAAGACGATTAATATCATCTATTCTTGAGCTTATTTTTTGCATCTTAGGTTCTAATACATTAGAATATACCTGAGGCATTAAGCTCACTCTCACTCTAGGTTTTTTGTTGAAATTATTTACATCTAGCTTCAACAAACTAGGATACTTAGTAGCCATGGTGCTGTTAAGTTGTTCATGATCATCATATCTCTTAAGATAATCATGTAAACTCTCAGGCATATGTTTCTGCATCAATACTAAGTCAGTATTACATGCTACATCTACCATGGTATAAATAGGATCTTGTTGGTCAGGAACCTTATCATAAGTTTTTTCCCATTGTACAACAGAGTTAAATATCTGGTCTACATTGGTATTAACAAATACTCTGTTTCCATTATATCTAGACATGTAACAATAAGTGTCTACACAACCACCAAAACACCCATAAATGAGGTTTGGAGCTATACAATTGGCACTATTGTTATTGTCTTTAGTTACAAGTGTACGTGTCTTTTGTTTCTTTATCATCTTGGAAATCTTCGATGAAGGGATGTAAACTTGTAAACTTCGTAGTTTCTTAAAGTTCTTCCCTCTTTTAAACAATAGTGCACACCTTTAATTAAACTAGTATAAGAATGACACTTCTTACACTTAAATTTATCTTTCGTCTTCATCTTGTTTTGCTTTTCTTCTTTGTTCTACTCTTATTTTTCTATACATTTTAGTTTGTCCTGCTGTGACATGACTGTATGTACGAAATCCTGTAATTCCATTTCTCTTTTGGTTCCAAAAATCTTTACCTTGTTTACTCATCTTTGTTTTGGTTTATATATTCTTCTAATAAAATATCCATATCATCCGATAAGTAATCCATTTTACTTAACCACTCAAATACATCTTTTATGATTTCTTCTTCTTTAGTAACTCTTTTAAGAATGGTAACACAAAATAAATTATTATCTCTATCTTTAATTCTTTCTGCAAACTCAATAGCTTTTTCTTTTGTCAAGGGGTTGCTTTGTTGTATTAATGATTCTTGCATCATTGCAGTTGAATCTTCTGCAAATACTATGTAACTATTATCTTCTTTACTCATTTTTGTTTTGGTTTTTAATGTTAAAACCACTAACACAACTCAAACGGTATAACGAAACCTTGTTGTGCTAGTGTTTTAACTGGCTATTAATCGTCAATTTTAAAATACTTCATCTTGATTTTATTCCACCAAGTTAATTGTTCATATTCGTTCTCTGTATACACATGTACTCTTTTTCCTACATGTATACAATGTAATCCGCTTTCTAATATTATATGTTTAATATTTTGTTTCACGTTTGTTCTAATTTATTCGTTATCGTATATGTAACACTCTCTACTACAAAAACCTTTATAACTTACGTTTGGTGCGCAACAATGTTTGCACTCAGGTTCTTTTTTAATATCGCTTTCCTCTTCAAAACAATATTTACAATCTTCTACCCAATCAGTATCATAAAAATGATGATGATCGTGACAATATTCTACACTCATAATCTTTAATTTTAGTGTTATTAATTTGTTTTATATAATTGCATTAAAACGCAACATACACGGACATTAGCATTAATACTACTCTACCATTCTCTATCAACACCAACCTCTATGAAATCTACAGACTCAGAGTAATATCCGTTACTTTCTCCGTACCATCTTATATCCACATAACCTTTTATTGTTGCAAACTTGTAGAAAGTCCATGTAAAAGAATCATCTTGATATTCTGGTATTTTTACACCCTCTGGATTCTCACCTTCGTTTGTAGATTCTTCTGATTTCAAAATAGGTTTGCCTATTAAATCATTTAAATCTCCACAAATATCTTCTATTTTCACATCTTCACAACAATCTTGTGCGTGTACATTTTAAATTGC